NATTCCTGAGGAGAAGTGAATGGGACGAATTGTTACATGTGGCATCTGTGGGTTTCAGTTTGAGAGAGGAGAGCCGGAGCAGGAGGCAAAGCATTTAGTCCTCCATCTGCAGCAGGATCAATCTGAGCTTGAGTTGCCGGGAACTGTGAGGGATCTAATCCGCTATTGGGCAGACCAAAAGCTTAGAGCAGCATCGGAAGATATGACTCCTAAAGAGTTGCAAGAGGTCGATACAGCTAAGTGGGTTATGATGCATATGTGGTACAATGGCTCTGGTCATACAACTCAAGATAGAGATGAAACGTTCAAGCAGTATGAAGCTGATATTCGGAAAATGTATCCGAATCTAAGGAACTTACCGTCTAATTTTGTTGGAGCGGGCTCCTATGATACTACCGAGAGAGACATTATTAAAATATGTTGAGATATCGAAGGGGCAGGGATATAGAATTATTACTACTAATGGGTGTTTCGATGTGATCCACTACGGGCACATTGTATATTTGCAGCAGGCAAAGGGATATGGTGCTTTACCTGATAGGAATATACTTGTAGTGCTAGTTAACAGTGATAAATCGGTTAGATTGAATAAGGGAGAGAAAAGGCCCCTAGTTCCAGAGGGAGAAAGAGCAGCAATTGTTGATGCTTTAAGGTTTGTTGACATTGTAACCTTTTTTGACGAGCTGACACCTATACCACTCCTTTCTGAGATACGACCACATGTTCACATGAAGGGTGGCGACTACACTACCGATACTATGGTTGAGACAGAGGCTATACGCGAGCTTGGTGGGCAGGTTGCGGTAGGAAAGTTTGTTGCAGGAAAGTCCACATCCGGCCTGATTCAGTTAATCGTGGAGCGATATGGGGGTGAGATGAATGAGTAAGTTTATTTGTAAAGGACTTGTGGGCCTTAGAAATGGTTTGTCCCAACTAATGAACTGGAAACGTCCCAAAACGGAATGGTATCCTAACATTACCTCTTTAGCTCACTTGAAGGCCTGGATGCGAGTGAGTTTTGAGTATAAACACGATCTCTTCGGGGGTATAATAGATAATACGAGAAGTGTTGGTAATATGTTCTGGGAGTATAGGAGAAAGGGTAAGGTTCGAGGAGACTGTGATGACGCCGCTACCCTCTACGCTTGGGTTCTCAAAAAGCTCCGGACTGTGGAACCTGTAAAGGGAATTTGGAGAGTTACCATTCCCAGTTACAGGCATGTGATCTGTGTTTGGGAATATGCAAAGAGTGAGAGAACATACTACCAGTACTCAAGTGGTCGGTATATCTTTCCCTCCGACTTTGCAGAGGGCAAAGGGTGGAGTTCCATACGTTTGGTTGTAGATGCGTATGGATTTCGAAAGGGGAAGGAGAAACGACTTGGAGTTGGTTTTTGGGCAGAGCCAGTGGAGGACATTAAGTTTTAAGCATTTACATATCTATTTAGTTTTAAGCCCCTTAGAGCCGGGATATGGGGGTTTTAACCACAGCTTAGAAGAGAAAAGAACTGATAAATTTGGAAGATCTCCATATAATTAAAATGAGGGGGTGTTAAAACATGGCTGAGCTTATCCACACTGCCTTGCAGGAGTTTTATAAGAACGAGCTCAAGTTCACTCCGGGTTGTACTGTGAGCGTATTTAGACGTTGTGGAGAGTATACTTATAGTGATGTACAGTCTCTGCGTGTGGTATGTCCCGTTCCGGGTGTAGAGTTTCTTGTGTTTGAAACTTCTAAACAGAAGTTTCTCTTCCGCAAGTGGGAGGGTGTTTCGATTAAGCACGCGAGTGCTCAAGCTCAGTTGCAGCTTAGTGGTTAGTTATTTCGGAGAGGAGCGAAGTTAAATGGCTTTGACTGATTTGAAAGTGGCGATTATTGGTAAGAATCAGGCAGATCGTGTAGTGGTCGCAGCGGATGATCCGAGGATGCGAGGGTTCCTCAGTGAACACGAACGTTACCTAGTATCTAGTGCCAACAACCTTATCCGAGTATCGGGTGACGAGAGAGGAAAGCCCTATGCTACTGAGTTATTACCTGAGGTTGTTAGGTGTATAATTAGATGTTCCCACGAGATTATAGGTGAACGTGATATGGAGTCACTTGCAACTGAAGCTCAATTAGTTCGGGCTAGACAGTTGGGTGATATTCTTGCCAGGCGTATAGACAACTCGATCTTTCTACCGAAGGATCCTGATAAGCTTACACATGGGCAGATAGGTAGGTGGATTCGAGACGCTAAGAACATTCTGATTGCAGAAGGCAGGTGGGATGATGATGAAAAACGAGAAATCCCCAAAGAGTCCAGATCCGGGGAGTGACTTAGATCGTTTACCAGATGGTGCCACGGTTGTGAGGAAGGTCAACGTGGGCCGTTTAGTAGAGGAGGCTGCTGAGGCGGCTAAGCGGGATATCACTGCTAAGAAAGTTTCCCTCGTCTCTCTAAGAGGCGATACTTTTCTAGTAGTGCCTATGGGTCCATATTTTACCGGGGCTGATGGGGATGTTGTAAGTGAGGATGGGTTAAGCTCGGGAAAGGCTAAAAACAAAGTTAAAAGTCTCTTCGGTAAGGATGCGTATCTAGCTTCTGAGTTATGGGAGCGTGCTGTCCAACTGGCGAGTTCGGGGTCCAAGATAGTTCTCGAACTAGGAGACCAGCCTCTGATTTCAAAAGATGCAAGTGTTAACCAGAAGCTCCCGATCAGAATCCAGGAAGGGTAGTATGTGTGAAGATTTACCGTTAGAAGTAGAAGGTGAGTGTGCACTGTGCGGAACTCCCCTAAAGCTCGTTCTGGGGGAGCGTGTGGACGAGAAACGCTGGATTCTGGCTGAGAAGGTTAAATGCTCTCATTGTAATCTATTTTTATATACTGCTTTGAGGGATGGATATGGACGCTATTGGGGGAGACGAAAGATACGCAATGACTAAATATTTGACAGTAAAAGAAGTACGGGAGCTCTTGGGTGTTGCCAGTGATGATACTATTCGCGGGCTTATACATGCAGGAGAGGTGAAGGCGTTTAAGGCGGGTAAAGCTGGCAAAACGTCGAAGTGGTTAATTGATAAAGAGTCGGTTAATGAGTATATTGAAAGAAGTACAATGCAAGTTCTGGGGGGTGTAGAGCCATGAGGGTTCCTGTAGATATTACTGCTCTTAGAAGAGCAACTCCAAACGTTGCATGTACGTGCGGTGGACCTACCACCCAGGTTGAGTCCAGACAGACTTCCGTAATTTGGTATTGTTCTCGATGTGATGTCTATCATGAGGCATCCCCTCGGGGGTTGGTCTTGCGCAGTTTTAGAAAGGAAGCTGATAATATCATTAACTTACCAGCACGGGAGGAAAGGTAAATGGCTGAAGGGGCTTTAGAAATTATAAACGCTTTACAGAAGCGGTTGGAGGCTGATGGCTTTACGCTGTATGCAGTTAGGCCAGGTGATCCCCAACCTACACTGGTTATGTATAATACGACTCAGAAGAGGTTTGCTGTAATAGCTTTCTCGCCTGACGAGCCGGGAAGCTATTCTAGATCTGATGTATGGTTAGCACTGGCAGAATCAAAAGCTGAAACGTTTGGAAACAAGGAAATCTCCCCCTATAAAGTCTTTAAGGGGGCTGGTGGAGTTTGGACAATTGAAGAAAAAAAGACTTAACACAAATGTCTATCGCGGTTTGACGCCAGACCTAAGAGAAAAGCTACGTGTTGCTATGTTGGAGGCAATTTTCCGAGTTCTAAAGAGGCAGCGGGCAAGAGGCCATCCGCCCATGGAGCTCATAGAGACGTTCGTCTCGGAAGATATCCGCAGGGTTGCGATGAGGCTTAGTGATGGTCTGGCCCGGCGTGATACTAGGCGAGAGTATTTTGTTGTTTATAAAGGACCGGGAAGTAGAAAAGCTTTCAAGCTCATTAAGGTTGACGTGGAAGATATGGTTGAGCTCAAGCAGGTGGTTGAAACTAGTAAACCCGATTGGGCGCTACGTTGTGAAGCTTTTCCCCTTGCCTATCCTTTATTTGATGATAAGTATTATCCTTTTGTTATGTTCTGGCCGCAGGTAAAACCGTACGAGAAGGTGTCACATGCAAGTATTCGATTTTCAGGTTCCAGACAAGGAGCTGGAGATCGCTTTAGAGAAAATTTATCGGGTTGAGTTAGGGATTCTAAGATACGAGTTCGAGTTCCACTGCCAGGAACCTCGGAAGCGGCTTGCACTTGCTACAGCGTCACTACAAACACATGACGGTGTAGTAACACTTGGTATTCTGATTAAAGAGAGTTCTAAGTATGAGTTAACAATTTTGAGTCTTATGAACAAACTTTTACCATATTCATGTCCTAGACTTATTTACTATACTGAGAGTCCTTCTGCAATGTGGATTTTGATGGAGAATATTACAACGTGGGTTAATATCAATGGAGAACATAGAGTTAACGAGACTCTAGTTGATGGTTTGTATACTATACAAGCAGCCTTTTTAGATAACACACAAGCTCTGTTAGAGAGTTTTAAAGCTATACCAATCGTCACTAAGGACGTTTTACTACGTGCTGGGTATAGTTCGTTGATGCAGATAAATGAGCTGAGTACAAATGAGCTCTTTGCAGAGACTTTTGGAAGCTACGGATGGAATCGGATAAAGAGAAGTATAGAGAAGGTACTCGAAGAAGTAAAAGATTGCAGCTTTTCATCAACACTTATACATGGTAATTATTATCCAAATACCGCTAGAGCAATGCGAGATGATCAGGGAAGGTTGCATGTCGTGGCATATGACTGGCAAAATGCTGCTATTGGCTGGCCTCAAGTAGACTTAGTAATACTCCTAGATAGATTAGATATACTTGCTAAGGATCAGGGTTTGCCTGGTCCCAGTTCTGTTTTACTCCAGGGATACCTATCGAGGTTGATTGATGAATTTGATATTGATCCTGAGATGTTTTATAAGGTTTACAAAGTTTGCTATGTTTGTCGTATATTGCCGTTGATGCGATGGTGGATGAGGGGGCATATGCAGGATCCGTCGAGGGACCCTGAAAGAGTTTTTCTAGAAATTCGTTCTAAACTGGATGTGGTATCTAGCTGGCAGAGTATTCAAAGCCCCGGTTAATATGTGGTTGCGACCTTCCGTATAGATATGCAGATGTGGAGGAATACGATGAGGAAGGTTAGGTTGGATGGTATTAAGATAAGTGGTGTTAAGGTGAGTGGGACTGAAGTATTTGAAGAAGAAGCAGTGAGCTTGAGGACTATATCAGCTAGAGATAATACCGACCTGGTAAGGGAGGCTTGTCCTGCTTGGGTTATTCCGGATGGCCTTAGACCGAAATGGCCCTTTAACTTTAAGATGTCGCAGCTTAGGAGGTGGTGGCGTTTCGGGATTATTTCGGAGGAGTTGTTGTTAATGCAGTGTTCCTCCTGTGAAAGAAGTTTTGTCATTATGAGAGAGTATCATAACGGGAATGCCTTTTGTCCCCATTGTAAGTCAATAGCACATGCGGTTGTAGATCAGGAATCGTATTTAACGGCTATGTGTAAGTACTTACTGGCACGTGACAGAGAGGGTTACGTGGAGGAGGGAGGTAAGTGACGGTTTCAAGATCCTGTGTTTTTGAGGTGAACGGTGAACGTGAAGTTAGAGGAGAGCTTTGGGTTAAGCATGAGTCGGAGGGCGATGTAGTGACTCTTGATTGTACTGCAGAGTTTGATGTACCTCTTACTTTGCGACTTACTCAAGATCAACATGATCAGCTTGGGGCTTTTTTTGGAGATCCGGATATTCTGTTCTGGAAGATAACTGTTTTGGATTCCCATAATAACATTGATACTATAGTTATAGTGGATGTCGCCCGGGAACCCGAGTTAACGCTCCACCTGTCCATTTCTGCAGGGATAGAGTCCCGTCATTTCGAAACGCCCCTGTCTGATATATCTTCAGATTTGGAGGCGTTTTTCTCTGAGTAAAATTGGTCCGAGAAAAATGGGAAGCTTCCATAAAATAATATAAGGGTCTCAGCTAAGGGGGACTTAGAGTGGATTATAAAAATGCAGCTGTACTTACATCGGAGGGACCCCCCAAGGACGAAGAGTTTGAGTTGTGGGGGATCTTTCATGACGTGGTACCTATTGACGGTGAGACGCCAGTCGATGAGGCTCAACATCTGAACTCTAAAGTGGCAGAAGCTATTCATAACCGCTTAAACGCTTTTTGCCGGTTACTAAATCTTGTTCTTCGCCAGAGTAATTTGGAGCCCTGGCAGCATCTTGACATCGCTTTGCTGTCGCTTGCAACAGCGTTAGAAGGAGCAGGAGTAGATGGAGCGTTCAACGTCATTAGATTCCAAGCTGAAGAAGTTACAGATCTTGCGGGAGGAAATGGTTCTCGCGATTAGAAAAGCTTTCAATTTTGAAAGTCTTCCTACGGATGCCCTCGTTTTGGGTAAGCATCAAGATAAAGGTTTTGGCTTCATAATGAAAGCGGTACCACATGCTTATATTCTTGCATATCCTAATATAATGATTAAACGTATTCGAGTTACATTCCGACTTCCGGATTTCGCGGAAGAAGAAGTTTGTTATATAGATTGTGAGTCGGGTGTACCAGAAGCTGGTGAAGAGCTTAGGTCTATGGTTATAGGATTCTTAGCTAACATTATATCACATGAAGCAGGTGAGGAGATTAGGTGGTAGATCAAAAGTTTGGTACCATGTTGATAGACGCTTCATACCTAGCATACCGGGTGTTTTTCGCTCTCCCAGAGTTGTCTGCGGGACAAGCTAGTACACATATGGTTTACGGGTTTCTTACTAGTCTAATTTCCCTGGTCAAGAAGTTCTCGATGGAGGATTTGATTATTGTTTGGGATCATGGCTATGAAAAGAAGTCCGAATTGTATCCTGGATACAAGAAAAAAGACGATGTTATGTCTCCCGCTCAGAGAGCTGACTTTGTGGCGCAGTTTAAGTTACTTGATAATTTTCTCTTATGGTTAGGTATAAAGTGTTGTTATGAGGAAGGATTTGAAGCTGACGACGTTATTGCACATTTATGTTTCGTACAGCGTATATTAAGGTCGGATGGTGTACAGCATCAGATTAAACGCCCGATTTTGATTTTTTCGGGCGATCACGACCTATACCCGCTGTTGGCTGGTGATGTTGCAATGTGGAAGCAACATAAAGAGATTCTATATACAGCTGAGACTTTTCAGCAGGAGTTTCCGGATTTGCTGCCCGAGCAGTATCAAGAAATGCAGGCGTTAATGGGGTGTAGTGGTGATAAAGTTCCCGGGGTTAGAGGTATTGGTCCAAAGCGGGCGGCGGATTTGATACGGAGATACGGATCTGCCGCTGGTGTACGTGAAAGTGGAGATGGGGATCGTGTTGTTAAACTGGTTCAGGATAATTGGGATGCAGTGGAGTTGAGTGCTAAGTTGGTTGCATTTGAACCAGTGTCTCCTGTTATAATGGTAGAGAAACCAGACTTATCAAGGCTACGGAAACACCTGTTCATGCTTTACATGGATGGTCTTATCGAGGATTGGGTGAATGTTGAAGCCCTCTCCAAACTGTGAGATCTGTAAAAGAGACATCTCACACACTTCTAGTTTATTCCTATACCCTTACCTATAGTTAATATCATACTTGGGGAAAAATGTTATGCGTGGTTCTATAAATCTGTCGGTAAAAGTTGCCCTTTCCTCAGAGCTGACGCCTATGGAATTAGGAGTTTATGCTAGGTGTAAGGCCTTTTTATTTCAAACGGGTAGGAAGGCTTTTAATGTTGCCGACTTCGAGAAGCTGGGTGGAGAAGAGTTAGTTAAGTCTGCATTGGAGCACCTCTTGGAGTTGGGGTATGTAGTACGTAACAGAGGGTGGTTTTCGCTCGCAAAGCGCCCAGTTGCATCCCACAAGGAAACCAGTACCTTTGTGGCGAAGCTTGCCACCTCAGCTGAACGTTCAAAAGGAGCTACCAGAAGAGATGGTAGATATGAGCAACTTAGGGAGGCTCTATTGATAGCCGCGAAGGATACCCTTGGCTATAAACCCTCGAGAATGACCTACTCTACTAACGGCACCGTTAATAAAGGTAGTTATCGGAGGATTTTAGCAGTTGTTGATAGGTTTGGAGCGACTATGGATGAGTTCGTCTGGTTCGTTTTCCAACACGACTGGAGCTCCATAGCGCAAGACGCACCAAATCTAAGGCTCCTGGGTAGCAATAGTTTCTTGAGTTCGTTTGAGAGTTATCTGCAGAATAAGGATAGCTTTACGGGTTCGGACGACATTTTTGATTCATACGATAACGTCTTTAGCGTTATCACTCCGCGGGGTTTAGGTGAGATGCGAGCTGCGCTAAAGTTAAAGATAGCGCTGGAAGATTTGCAAGTGTCCCCGAGCCAATTCTTCAGGTATGCTGCTTCTATTCGTTGGAGAGCTTTTGATGCTGCCCCTCCTCTAACTTTTCTGACTTCTGATAGGTTTGTCAATCAGTTTCGCGTCCAGTCGGGAACACAAGCGTCACGACGCAAGACTAGCATAGGTCGTGTACGGAGTACCTATTTAGGGAGAATATTAGATCGGTTACGTAGTGTGCCTAAAAGTGATTCAAGTACTGAGTTTGAAGACTATAATTGGCAGGTAGCAGAGGCAATTTTCGAGCCAATGCAGGCTATTGTGTCTAAGAATGGTTCTGAGCCCCAGCTCGTGGGTTTAGTTTCGAGGGCGATAGATGAGAAGGATGTACCTACCTTTGGGAGCTATGTTGTAACAAAGAATGGGAGGTTTACCCCCCTGGCTGTTTATTGGATAGTCTATGCGGCTAAGTATTTGGAAACTACTTTTTATTCCAAAGGGATGGGCGACTGGAAAGACACCATAAGGGATTTTTCAGCTGATGAAGTTGACCTGCGTGTGTTGGATATGGACTTATGAGTTACACATATACCGAGGAACACGGTGCGATAGGGTACGAGTACCTGGACCGGGGAAATAGGTTAAGAGACCAGCTATTGGCCAGGGACCTAGATTCTGATACATTCGATGCTGAGTTGAATCGAATGCTAGAGTATATCTATGCGAGGATTCCCGAGGAGTATTGGGGTTCCCGTTTGAAAACAAGAATCTCGAGAAGTGCTGTTACAGAGCTTAAAAACTATGTTCGTACCGCCGCTCAGATGAGAGATCGCGGCTTAGGGTTATCTATTATAAGTGCTCGCCCTGTACATAAACTGCAACCACTTTATGTAACCACTAGACAGTTAGTAGATGCGGGTTTTAAGTGTTTTGTAGTTGCTTACGATGAATTGGTATTTTGGTTAAGAGGGCTCCGAGACAGCCCGATTCTTAAGCAGGAACTTAGGGAGCGGCTTGAAGTTGACTTTTTCCTCCTAGTTGAAATACCTGATAACGATGAACTTAGTCCTACACTCCGTCAGGATCTTTTAGCATCTCTTCAAATGCGCATCAGCCGTGGAAGACCTGTTATACTTGCAGTGAACTCAAGTTTAGAGTCTCTGAATGACATACTACCTAATTCCTTTTTGGGTAGGTTAGTTCTCCCATTCTCTAGTGTAAACAAACCGTTGATTGTGGAAGATCTCGGAACTACTGATACCTTGTTTAAGGATAAATGGGGGCAATTAAGTGGCGCAACGGACTGAGTATAGCGATTCTATCCTTGAAAAGAATACGCTAGCGGCCTTATTACAGAGTCAAGATGAGGCCGTTACACATTTATCTACACTCCTACCAAAACACTTTACAGATGACAATTTACGTCGCTTGTTTATTTATATCAAACGGCTTGTACTCGATTCCGGTGTAGCTCCTACTAGGGAGGCTTTACGTGTAGAGCTTGTGGGGCGCTTTCCGAGAGCCCAAGAAGTTATAGAGGGGCTCTTAGGTATTTATGATCAGCTTACTTCCCTCTCTGTTGATATGACCATGCCCTTTTTGGTTAGAAAGCTTGTTACCCTATCTCGGGTGCGGGATACGTTGTCAAGTGCGGAACAGTTTTTGAGGAGCCTTGATGAGGGAGATATTGAAACCGCTCTCCAGCAATATCAAAATGACGCACTAACGTTGCAAGCATCTGACTTAACAACAATGGTAACTCGGGGGGAGGTGATCCAGGATTACGAGAAACGTAAGGCAATGATGCTGGATATGCAAGTTCACCCTGAAAAGTATCGTGGGATTCTTACTGGAATAGATGAGCTTGATAGGCTTACAGGTGGATTGTGGAAGGGCGAATTAGGATTCGTCTTTGGGAAAAGCGGTGTAGGGAAGAGTTTTCTTCTTTTGGAGTTCGCTTTTCAGGCATATCGCTCAGGTTATACAGTATTGGTAATACCGATTGAGATGCCTCTCTGGCAGTGGGAGCGACGTTTTGACTCTAGAATTTCCCACGTTGCCTATGAACATTTTAAGTTAGGGACACTAACTCCTGCAGAGATGAGCCAATGGGAGAAGCGTATTAAGATAATGGAGGAAAGGTATTCAGCAAAGGGTGGTGATATATTTATATCTCATATCCCAATGGGCTGTACTCTTGGAGCAGTAAGGGTTGAATTAGAGAAGCTCATTCAGCAGGGAACGCCGCCACAGCTACTAATAATTGATTACGCTGACTTGATGGCACCACCTCGGCAACTCTATTCAGAGCAAGGAGAACTTACAGCCATATTTCGTGAGTTGAAAGGGATGGCAGGGGCTTATAACATTCCTATCTGGACAGCAACTCAGGCTAAAAGAGAAGCTTATAAGTCTTCTTATTTGAGTATGGAAGATGTTGGATACGCAATGGGAAAGGCACATGTTTCCGATTTGGTTGTTGGGATCGCCCGCTCGGACGAGAGTGCTCTAACGGGTAGAATGATTTTATCAATTTCTAAGTATAGAGATGGTGCATATAATAAACCGATCGAGTTAAAAACGAACTTGGCGTTAGCTATGGTAAATGCTGTAGGAGTTTAAAGTATGGATGACGAAGTGGTGTTTAAGTTTGATGAGTTTTATGGGCTTGAAGTTCGATCAGCATCTTGGGTTCCAAAAGATGAGGTCTGGTTTGTTAACCCGCCCACATTGGCAAAGATCACGCGTATTACTGAGCTCGCCGAGCAGTTTAAATGCAGGTCAGACCTTCTATATACCCATCCTGAGTCTTATGATCAAATAGTTGCTAGGTTAATGGAGCTGTTTGGAATAGAGCCGGATATGAGGATTATCAATATTGGAAGAGTTAATCCCTGAAGAGCTAGAGTATTTGGTTAAGGTGTGGGCTTATGGTGGAAGAGGTATACCAAGGTTGGTAAAGACTTGCCTTGGTGGCGCCCTAGCAAATAAAGGGTTGATAAGACCAAATCCTGCGTTTCGCGATACAGCTTCTCCTGAACTTACGCCACTGGGTTGGGAATACTTTCATACGCTCAAGCCCCTTGAGGTATTTGCTATCTGTGAAAAACTGGAACTAGAGTCAGCTCATGCCGTTTTTCACCTTGTTCCTTTACTTTCTAAGGAAGAGTTACCTGCGGTATTGGCGTCTAGTTATTGGTTAGCAAGATACGAGGCGCGCAAAAAGATAGAGGGTACGGAGGAATAAAGTTTCTATGCGATCTCTCTTTATTGATATGGAAAGTGTTTGTATTAAGTTAGGTATTGATCTGAAGGGTGAAGGGTATCGGCTTGTAGGTTCTTGTCCTTTTCATGCCGAGACTAGACCCTCCTTTAATGTTTATCGGGATAGTAATAGTTTCTACTGCTTTAGCTGTCGACAAGGTGGAAACCCCTACACACTAGTTTCCCTTCTAGTTGATGAAGTACGTTCGTGGCGAGATCTTATTAGATGGTATACTCTTGATGAAGTTCCTAAAAGAACGCCCATTAGGGCATCGCCTTCTTTGACTAGAATCAAGAAACTACTAAGTTTTACTGAAGAGGTAGTGCTTCCTGAAGCAACAGAGTCCCAAGATCCTCTTCTAGCATCGTTAGGAATTTCATATGTTTCTGAAGGCAAACTTGCAGGACGCCATATTATCCCAGTTATTGTTCGTGGAAGATTGGTAGCTTATGAAGCAAGAGATTTCACTGGGAGGCTTATGCCTAAGACGCTTGCTCTCCCTCCAGATGTGAAAATCCATTCCTATTTATGGAATCTTGATAATATTGTAGCTGGATATCCTACCATAGTAGTTGAGGGCATTAAGGATGCTATAGCAGTTTTGAACTTTGGGTACGCCAATGTTGTATCGAGCTTTGGTGCCCAGTTAACTTCCGATCAAGTTATGCTCCTGATGTCTAAATCCCCACCCGAGATTTTAATCGCCTATGATGCCGATGAAGCTGGGAGGATAGGAGCTGATAGTGCGGTATTAGGTGCGCTCACATGGATGGAAGTCTCTAGGGTTAGTCTCCCTGAAGGGACAGATCCTTGGGACGTTACGAAAGCGACTTGGGATCGATGTCTTGAGGCTAGAGAGCGGATCTTTGTAGGCGGTGAGAATAAAAAACTATTAAGGGATCTAAAACAGGCGTTTTTTGCGTGATTTCTTTCCGGCCCCCGCATATAATATCTATGAGAGGGGCTATTTTTATGAAGGGGAAAAGGAAAAGGATAAGATTTGCAGGAGAGGAGCCAGGATTTAATCTTTTTCCCTTTCTGTTCACAGCCAGTTTAGTTCTACTTCTTACCGGGGTGCTTCTTTTTCTAAAGCTGGCCGGAGTCTTCAATTAAGGATCTGGATGTGCTTACTAGACCTTCCATTGAGAGTTCTAGGAGGTTAAGTGCAGAAGAACGTATAGAGAAAATGCGCATCTTCGAAGATCTCCTAGAGAAGCTTGATCCGTTTATTGAGTCAGAGGCAGCCAAGAGAGCTGCTGTCCTCCCAAACAATTACCTTGATATAGACGATCTAAGAGCTGTTGGTCGTATACAGACTTGGGTAGCAGCTGTTACTTGGGATCCTCAGAGGGGTGCTTCGCTAGAGAACTGGGCAAGGCGGCGTATATGGACTAATATGAATGTGGTGATGGGAGGTCTCTATCAGTTAAAACGTGTTCCAAGGGTTGTAGTTGGTAATTCGGAGGTAACTATAAGACCCGTTTCTCTCTTTACGGAGAACGGGGATGGGGCTTTCTTGTTTGAAACTTTGGAAGACAAGACCTATCCAGATCCTATAGGAGTTCTCATAGCGGATGAGCTGTACAAGAAAACGCGCGAAAAGTTGCTCGAGCTGAAAGATCGTGTTGCTGCCGCTGTACTGCGCTTGCTAGTTTTTCCCGATGGGGAGTTGTTACGTTTGTGTGAAGAATATACACAAAGGAAGCGGAAGAAGATTCGTATAACTAACAGGAGCCTCGCTAGGCGTTTAGGTGTAACCACTTGCCGAGTTGCGGAGGCACGCGCTGCTGTTCGTGAAGTTTTTAAGGAGTTTTCTGAGAGTGACTAAATTTTGCAACGCTGCAGATGTAAGTGGGCGGTTGGGGGTCAGTCAAGATCATGTTAGACATCTTATCCGAGGGGGTCGTCTTAGTGCGCGAAAGGTGGGAGGAGAAAAAGGCGACTACATAGTCCATCCTGTTGATGTCGATCGGCTGCAAGTTATTCGTAACCTGTCATCAGAGAAACAGGATCCCCTCAAGCCAGATATCATTTGGGTGACTGAGGCGTGTGGTTTTCTGATAGATAGTATTAGAAAAGCCGGTTTCCTACCAGAGCTTATCATAGGCGTTGCGTTCGGAGGGTTATTTCCTGCCTCCTTTATTAGCGCAACTCTTCGTATACCCTTCCTACCACTGCGAGCCGAGCACTATAACGGAACATCTAAACTTCCCAGTGCATTTGTGTTTCATGATTACTATGAGCTTGGTAACGTACCTATTTGGGTGATAGACGATATTGCCGATACTGGGGAGACCCTAGAGGCTATTCGTCAATACGTGGTTGATAAATGTGGTGTGGCGGAGGGTAACCTTCGTTTTGCAACTTTGCATCTGAAGGACCATTCAAAGTTTATACCTAATTGGTATGTGGATGTAGTTAATGGCTGGGTATGTTATCCATGGGAAGCGTCCCGTGCCCCGGAAAGTATAGAGAGTATCTAGGTATAGGAGTTTTAGGAATATACGGGGTGTTAGAGTGGATGAGAGGTCCTGTTTTGGTTTGTTGTATAGTGACACAGCGCGAGAGTGTCAGGAGCTTTGTCATGTTAGAAGGGAGTGTAGGGGAGCAATGGAAAATAGAGAAGTCTCGGAAGACGGGCAGATTACTTTGCCGTGTTTTGGAACGTATGACGAACAGAATTACGCCTGTAATACGGCGTGTAGACGTGCTGTGAAGTGCAAGGAGGAAACATTATCTAGAGATCATGTAGAACCCTCAGCGAAGGAAATGGCGGAGGAAGCTCCCATCGATGTGGGAATGATAGATCAGATTGGGCAAGAGCCACCCGAAACAGAATTGTTACAAACTGTTGTAGCACAAGAGCAAGAGGCTAGTGAGCCCCCAGAGCCCGAGCGGGTTGCGGAGCAAGCGGTAGTGTCAAAGAAACCCGTGAAGACTCCTGTTAAAGTTAAAGTTGCCCGTAAAAGAAAGCCTAGTAAAAAGGGGTTATATAGAGAGTTACTGCGCAGTGGGGAAAGGTATACGGCCAATGATCTAATTCAGGCGGCTGTGGATAAGGGTTTTATACAGGATACGGACACTGCACGTAAGAAAGCTAGAAGTTTTCTGCATATGTGCATCTCGGAGTTCAAGAAAAAGGATAAGATAAGTATACAGAGGGATGAGGAAGGAAAGTATTACAATGCAGATGCAGAGACGGTTACTGAGACTGGCGGGGAGACTGAAGGAGAATAAGTATAAACGGTGCGGACACTGTGGTATTCTAGGTGACCTCCAAACTATAACCCTACCTGACGGTAACGGTGAGAATCATGATATTGTGCTGTGTAGTGAACATGTTCAAGAGTTTTGGGGTGAGGTTAAGGCCACAGCTGATAAGTTTGCTGCACATTCCGTTATAAGAGATGGTGTCGGGCTAATATTGGAAGGGTTATATGATCTCTATGGTCTTGATTTGGAGCAACCGGATTTAGAGACTACACCAGAGAGGGTTGCTCGGATGTATGCGGAACTTTGCGCAGGACTTAACCAGGATCCTGCTAAATTCTTGCAAGTGCAATCACCTGCTCCTGATCCCCCGAACTTGGTCGTAACGCGCAGGATAGACTTCGACTCTGTCTGTATCCATCACCTGGCTGTTATAACGGGTTATGCCTATGTGGGTTACATTCCTGAAAGGACTATAGTGGGTCTATCAAAGTTGGGAAGGGTCGTCGAGGCCTTTGCTAAGCGTCCTCAGTTGCAAGAAAAAATGACTAATGAGATAGCTGATTGTATAAATAATGTACTTAAACCCAAAGGAGTTATTGTTCTGGTTGCTGCTCAGCACGATTGCATGTGCACCAGAGGCATAATGAAGCGAGATGCGGAAACTGCCACCTCTGCAGTTCGTGGTATCTTTCTTGAGAACCTCGCCGGCTGTAAGGATGAGTTTTTTGATATTATAAGAATGCGAGAGGCGCAGCATGGTGGTTAAGAGAACCCCATATGTTACATTGAAATACGTCGCTGGGACTCTTCGCAAAAGTCCCGGTTATGTACAAAGGTTGGTAAGGGATGGTGTTCTTGAGGGTAGGAAGCAAACAGACAAGTGGAACTCTAGATGGATTATAGTTAAGGCGAGTTTTGAAACTTTTTTAGCGTCTTTGGAAAGGAATGGTAATGGGTAAGATTCGCAGACCTACAGCGGAAGACTATCGAGGTATTAGTCAGATGGTGCGAGCTAAAGCACCTACTCGAGAAGAGTTTATATACGATATGCGAGAAAAGTGGGAAGAGGAGTTTACAGAGGCTGAGAAACGCGGTCCAGGGGCCGGTGTACTAGCAGCTATTCCTTTTTCTAAGTATCTGAGGGATAGTTTGGCTGCTTTGCGAAGACAAATAAATGCAGAGATACCTAGACAGTTGAAAGATGGTAGGTTGAATGAAGAGGATGCAGCTACTGCAACTGAGTTTGCGAAGCTCCTTATTGAATACGAACAAGAGGAACTAAAGCTCATGAGTCGAAAGAGTATATAGGAGTTATGAAATGCAAATAGGTCATGTCGTACCGGTGAATCATTTGGAGCTTTCAGAACTCGGAGACTTTGATTTTTGTCTAGCGCATATTGCATTACAGAATGGAGATTACAAGCAATTCTTTATAGATCGGGCTAGACAGGGTCGAGATGTTTATCTCGATAACGGAGTCTGGGAGCGCGGCGAACCTCTTGATATGCGAACTATGATTGAGCTCGCGGTAGAAATACAACCTGCGTATGTATACGCACCAGATTACATGAATGATATGGCCAGGACTGTTGCTGCAGCTCAGCAGTTTGGGGGATTAGCGTACAGAAATCTAAACTTTAGGGCGAATGTTATGTGCGTTTCCCAGGGCCGGACACGTGATGAGTGGTTTCGCTGTGTAGAACAATTTGCAGCTTTACCTGAGCACTGCTGCCATACTATTGCTATAAATACCTTATTTATAGATGATATGTTTGAGTGGGAGGACCAGGAAGGAGCGAGACGGACCAAGACTCGCTTAGAGTTCCTTCAGCTATTGGATCGACAGTTTCAGAGATTTAAACATAAGAGATTCTATGCAACCGGATTTGGAGCTCCTATATGTGCCAGGGAGCTTAGTAAGTTCAGCTGGATATCAGGTGCAGATTCTGCCATAGCTAGTATTCTAGCTCTATCGGAGAGAGAGATAGATATGGATATGGCTACATATTTCAAACCCGAGGGTACCGTGGACGGTGATATAACGTTTACAGATGAGCAGTATACTGTTGCGGTGAAGAATATGTTAACCCTTAACATCTGGGCTGCGGGGAGGGAGCCGTTCAATGAGTAAGTTTATTGCTTTTGACGGAATTGATCGTGCCGGGAAATCTAGTGCGGTAGAGTTTGTTAGGAAATCTTTAGAGCAGAAAGAAATTCCTGTTCTCTCAACCGTAACTAAATGTATTGCTGGGAACAGGATTCCCTCCATGATAGGAAATTTCCCAGACGAGATTGTCTATATGTTTTTCTGGCAGGCGATTCGTTTAGCTGAGTTGACAGTGATAAGTCCTGCGTTAAGGGAAGGAAAAGTCGTTCTCTGTGATCGTTATGCTCTATCTAACCTGGCCTATGAGTGGTGGGAAGATCTTGATCCAAATTTTAAGAAACATATGGATGAAGTCTATCTGGATAGGTGCCAAGCTCCCGATGTGACGTTTGTCTTTACAATCCCCTACGATGTATTCATGGCTAGAGACGATGGGCAGACTAAGTTAACTAGGGCACGGTTTGAAGCGATACAGCAAAGTTACATCTGGTGGTCTAAACAGCTACTAAGTGAGGGTATATGCGTTGTTATTATAGATGGAACACAGCCTGAGGAAACTGTATGTCAGCATGTGCTCGATCGAGTTCTTTCTACCCTGGGGGTGGAGACGGAGGTGAAAGTATAAATGAGTGACTATATTGAAGACCCGGAAGTGGAAGCTATAGCAAGAGATTTAATAGCTAGGTATCCGGAATGGTTTGAGCGTGTAGATCCGGATAGATTGCTTTACGTGCGTGAGATCAGTCGGTCTCAGAAAACAAAACCTGGTAACTGCCGGCCTGTGAAGCCGCCATTTAATCTCCTTAATCCCAAGATAATGTATATTGTTACTATATACTTTAGAGCTGGGTGGGATGACTTGGGGCCTGCACAGCAGACTGCTTTGGTAATGCACCAGTTACTGCATATTCCTAAGGAGTTTGATGGGGCTATACTACAACACGACATAAGTGACTGGGCCTTCCTAGTTGACCACCTTGGGAGTGATTACCTTGCAAATGGTATGATTCCGGACTTGAGGCTGCGAGAGGGCAGTCCAGCATCCGATTTAGACGCCCCAACGGAGGAAGACGAATGACTACTGAGATGCAGGCAGAGGTGCAAAGGGACCCAGAGGGCTGGCTTTGGGGTTCGTATTTTCCACAGTGTACTGATTGTACCGTTTCGGGAGACATACGACCTACTAATGAGTCTCGCGAAATGGTATATCCCCGCGGTGATTTCAACTCCCCAATAGTTATTGTGGGTGAGGCTCCCGGAAGGGATGAGGAAAGAGAAGGTGAGGCCTTTGTTGGTAGAGCTGGGAAGAAATTAGAAGACACATTTAACGCAGTGGGTATTTATACTCGTAAAGCTGCTTTTGTCACTAATACTGTTAAGTGTCGCCCTACTAATAATCGAACCCCAACTTCTGAGGAGTGTCGGATATGTAGGGAGAAGTATCTACAATATGAAATCACTGCCTATCCCCGAAAGCTTATTGTGGCACTTGGTAACATTGGGTACTACGGTGTAGTTCCTAAGGGTACACCCTCCGGTATAATGAGTCGAAGTGGAATTTTTGAGGAGAGTGAGGAGTTCGGGTGTTATATTCTCCCATGTATTCATCCTGCCGCAGTACTAAGGAATCCGTCAAATGAGGTCCTTCTCAGAGATGTTGCGGAGAAGGTGAAGCAGTTTATTGATGATGGTTATACTGTCCCGCCACAACGATCTGTGATATATAGGGAAGTTCACGATCTGGAAAGCTTTGGGGAGCTAATTCAGGATTTACGTGAGTCTGAACAGTTTGTTATAGATATTGAAACTACAGGTTTTAACTTTTGGGCAGACCGTATACTTTGTATGGTCTTTTCCACTGGCTTATTTTCAGCTTGGTATCTTCCCATGGAGGAAGATGGTAACTGGGTATGGCCTAGGAGTGACTGGGCACTTATACAAGAGGGGTTACGGCAGGTATTTGAAGATCCTAGTATAGGTAAGATTGGCCATAACTTAAAGTTTGACTTGAAATTTCTTATCCATTACTTTGGTTGGGATATCCGTGGAACCCTTAGTGATTCCATGTTGATGCATCATTTGTTGGATGAGAATACAGCTCACGGTCTCAAGCCTCTCGCGGCTAGGTTTACTGATCTCGGGAACTATTCTAAAGACCTTGAGAGTGCGTTTAATGAAGTGAAGCGGAGTAGAATTCCTATTGAGGAAAAACATTATGGGAAAATTCCTGTTTCTACTTTAAAATCCTATGCGTTAGCGGATGCTGATGCTACATTCCGCCTCTATGAGTTGTTTAGGTCAGGGCTTAAAGAGAGTAGTCAACTATATAAATTCTATAGTAAGATTATTACAAAGGTTATGAAAACGCTTATGCATATGGAGCTTGTAGGGGTAAGGGTGGATACAGAGCGTATGTCGGAGCTTAGTAAAGAGTTTGATGATAGACTTGAGGAGCTCCAGGAGGAAATAAACAGTTATGCAGAAGAGGATGTGAATGTCAGATCCACTAAGCAGCTCCGATCCCTACTTTATGAGCAGTTAGGGCTTCCTGCGTTAAAAGATCCACGTCTCAGGACGCCGAAGGGCGGGCCTTCGACAGATGAAGCTACCCTCAAAGCGCTACGGGAAAGAACTAAACATCCCGTATTAGATTTACTTTTGGAGTACAGGCGGACGGCTAAATTGAATAGTACCTATATAGCTGGTCTATTGAAGGTGCTTGCTCCGGATGGTCGGTTACATACCAGCTATCTGCAGCATGGAACCGCTACTGGGAGATTGGCTTCTTCACGTCCAAATTTACAAAATATTCCCCGAGAGTCCATTATCAAGGGTTTATTTATTCCTACCGAGGACTGGTACCTGGTGAGAGGTGACTATTCTCAGCACGAGCTACGCATGTGGGCTAACTACAGTAAAGATCCGAAGTTTATTGAGGTTTTAGCAACAGATGATGTACACAGTCATCTAGGTTCCATTTTGCTGAACAAGTCGCCGGATCAGATCTCAATAGACGAGCGTACGAAAGTGAAAGGCGTCGTCTTCGGTCTTATCTATGGGAGGGGAGCTAGAAGTTTAGCGGCAGAGTTTGAGATGTCCGATACAGAGGCTCAGGCGTTTATTGACTCGTTTTTTAAGATGTTCCCTATATCTTCTCGATGGTTGAAAGATCAAGAAGCCTTCGTCAAACAACAGGGTTACGTTAAGAATCTGTTTGGAAGATATAGGCGATTACCTGAAATACATAGTACGGATACTACTGTCTCTGCTATGGCAGCGAGACAGGCGCGGAACAGCCCCATACAGAGTCTTGCATCTGATGTGACTAATCTTGCCTTAACTAGGATTGATGAAGCTTTTAGGGGTAACGGGCTTAAGGCAAGGTTGTTAATGCAGATACATGATGAGATAGTAGCTGAGGCGCCCAAAGGTGAAGTACGTGATGCAGTTAACATTATGCGAGAACAGATGTTGGCGCCCATTCGGCATATTATCGTTCCTCTGAAGATCGACCTTGGGGTTGTTGAGCGTTGGGGTGGCGATTACCTGGATCTAGGCCAGTTTTAGGAGAATGTGGATGTCTAAACCCATTGTTACACGAGCTCAGGCACTGAAGTATATTTACGATCGTATGCTAGCTGGAATGTCCTATAGGGAAGCGAGGTTCCTTGTGGGCGAGGAGTGTGATCTATGTGACGTAGTTCTCCAGAAATCTTTGGGGGAGTTACCTGAACATCTTGCCTCGCCGTTTAAGGAGATACGATCTGCTGCTAGACTGAGACTTAGGAAGTTGAGGGAGAACGTGAATGTCTGAACCGACTTTAACTGATAACGCGTTGGAAGTTTTGAAGAAAAGGTACTTTTGCAAAGATACAGGGGGCAACATTCAAGAGGACTGGGAAGGTTTATGTAGGAGAGTTGCTAAGTTCGTTTCGGATGCGGAAGAAAGTAAGAGGGAGTGGTTTGGTGTTTTCTTTAAAATGATGTACCATCTCGAGTTCTTGCCCAATAGTCCTACGCTTTTCAATGCTGGAGTGGAACGGGGACTAGGGAATCTGTCTGCATGTTTTGTATTACCCATTGATGACTCACTGGATGGTATATTTGGTACTCTGAAGAATGCAGTTAAGATCTTTGCCTCAGGCGGGGGGTGTGGTTACGATTTCTCCCAGCTCAGGAAGAGGGGGTCTCCCGTTTCGAGAACCAGTGGTGTAAGTAGCGGTCCCGTTTCATTCATACACGCGTATAATGGGAGTACTGATGTGATTAAGCAGGGTGGGAAGCGTAGAGGCGCCAATATGGGTGTTCTTCGGGTTGATCATCCAGACATCGAAGAATTTCTTGATTCTAAGATAGAGGAAGGTGCTCTTTCAAACTTTAACTTATCTGTAGCCGCAACTAATAAGTTTATGGGGGCTGTTGATACTGCAAGACGAGAGGGCATGCTGACCGGAGACGAGTTTGACTTATATGATACATATGCCGATAAAGTTGATAGAGTTGTTAGTGCAACCGCCCTCTTCGGTAACCTTGTAGAACGGACTTGGACGAATGGGGAGCCAGGGGTAATCTTTATTGATAGGATGAATCAGAAACATCCGTTAAAAGGTCTAGGTGACATTGCCGGAGTTAATCCCTGCGGTGAGCAGCCCTTGCTACCTAACGAATCTTGTAACTTAGGATCTATCAACCTGGCGAAGTTTTATAAGGAGGACGATGGTAAGTTTGACGTAGATTGGACCCGTTTGGGTGAAGCAGTTGAACATGCAGTTCGTTTTCTTGATGATGTTATTGAGGTGAATAAGTTCCCAGTTAAGGAGATTGAAGAAGCTTCGCTCAGGACTAGAAAGATAGGGCTTGGTGTTATGGGTTGGGCGGATCTCCTTTTGTTGCTTGGGTTGAGATATGATTCAGATGAAGCGGTAACACTAGCAGGTAAGGTTATGCAGTATATTCAATATCGTGCAATGTACGCCTCCGTTGATCTTGCTCATGAGAGGGGACCTTTTCCTGCGTACAAGGATCATTATGAAGCTGTGAAAAGACATTCTAGCGCATCTTATAATTGGGAGGGCTGGGATGATCTGGATACTAAACTCGAGGCATGTGGTCTAAGGAACGCCTGCCTTACCTCACTCGCTCCCACAGGTTCCCTCTCGCTCATAGCAGGCGCCTCAAGTGGTATCGAGCCCGTTTTTCAATGGGAATACAAATATTATAGAGTAGACAAGGAATTTAAGGAGCAGCATGCTCTAGCTGCCTCTTATCTAAATCGAGGTCAGCCCCTCCCCGAGCATTTTGTAACTGCCCTGGAGATTAGTCCTGAATGGCATATCAAGATGCAAGCGGCATTTCAGGAGTGGGTTGACGCGGGTATATCGAAAACGATAAATATGCCCTTTGAGGCTAGTAGGGACGATGTAGCTGAAGCAATTTTACTAGCATGGAAGTCCGGGTGTAAGGGTATTACGCTTTACAGATCGGGGTCCAGGCAGCAGGAAGTGCTGGTTGCAAAGGGGAAAGTATCTGAACTACCTACAGGGATATCTCCGCGTAAACGGCCAAGGATAACTAGGGGCGAGACGTTGAGGGTCCCTGTGGGAGATACGTGTGGGAGTTTATTTATTACAGTTAATCGTGACGATTTGGGACCATGTGAGTCATTTATTGCACTAGGCAGAGGTGGCGGCTGTATCAGTTCGCATGTTGAGGCTCTAGGTAGGTTGGTTTCGTTGGCTCTCAGAAGCGGTATTGACTACAGAGACATTATAGATCAACTAGCGGGAATCCGGTGTGCTAAGGCACGTGGGATCGGGGAACAAGCTATCCGCTCCTGTCCGGATGCTGTTGCGCAGGCTCTACGAGAGTTAGTAGGGGGTGAGGAGGAAATACTTCCCGGAGGTGGGCCTCGGCTTGTGGAGGACGAGGGGAGCGCTGTGGGACTTGGGGAGAATCCTGAGTGCCCTGAGTGTCATAGTATGTTGTATAGACAGGGGAGTTGTCTACATTGTCCTGCCTGTGGATACTCTAAATGTGTGTAGTGGAGGCGTGAAATGGGGCTTTTTGGTAGATTGGTTAGGCGTATCCTTACTAAAGCTGGTCTAGCGGTTATACCTGCTGAGGTTAAAGTTCAGATTAAGCTCGATCCGGGAGCTCAAATGCCGACTCAGCCGTATCCAGCAGATGCATGCTGGGATATATACGCCCTCGAGGATGTTTGGGTTCGTCCGGGTATAGCTACGCTTATACCTACGGGGATATATATGGACATCCCGGAGGGCTATGAGGGCGAGTTTAAATGTAGATCAAGTCTTGGAAAGCAAGGTCTATGTTTGCACCATGGAACTATTGATGCGGGGTACCGGGGTGAGGTCTCTCCTTTTATGTTTAATTGGACACCGGCGAGGTTCGAGGTCAGTAAGGGAGATAGGGTTGCACAGTTTTGTCTTCGCCGGAAGTGGCCGATAAGGTGGCTGCAGGTGGCCACTTTACCTCCCTCGAAGAGAGGTACAGCTGGTCATGGTTCCTCTGGGAAGTAATTCCACTACTTTTTTAGGAACTTTTTAGGTAACATTTTCTCGATATTTGAAGGGAGTTCGCATATAATAAGGTAGAGGGAAACAGATAATGAGAAGAGTTAATTTACTTGAGTTGATGGAGTCTAGGAGGGACCAGATGCGTGTCAGTATAAGGACTCCCATTGAGACTGTAGATGTTAATGTATGGGACGAGCTGCAGATAGACGAGCATGATCTGAACACAGAGTTTATGGCTCTTCCTGGACAAATTGCTTACTGGGCTGCAGTTACAGCTAGGTTCGCCCAGGCTGTGGAGGCTGTTAGGAGGGACTACGATAACTGGTATGCACCAATATACGATCAGGAGTTTGCTAAGTTGGAGAATGCTACTGGTCGTAGGCCCAACATTAGTTCTATCGAGTATATGGTTAGAATTCAACATAAGGATGAATTTAACAGACGACGAGATATACTCGAGCAGGCCGAAGCGGATCTAAAAACTATACAGGGCGTTATAACGGCTCTAGAAGCTAAGTTGCAATCCTTGATGCAACTGGCTAAAAAGCAAATTGTTGAGTATAATTCTACAGATGTAAGTTATAAGGGTGGTGGGTTACCACGTATAAGTACCCCTCAGCATACATCATCTTATCGGAAGCCAGATGGTCCTGGGATAGAGGAGGCGCGAGGTGCACTGCGGAAGATGCGTAGTGGGAGTTAATAGGAGATTTCCTAGAAGGAGGCGTACAAATGAATCTTGGCAAGCTTATCCAAAAGGCTGCCACATTGGGCGGTGATGTTAATTGGATTACGCTCAGAGATGGTGTCAATACCGTAAGAATAGTGGCTCAGAAAGGGGATGACGAGCCCTATAGAGAGTGTTTCCGTCATTTTCTGCAACGGCACATAAAGGTCGATAATTTCCCGAACAAAGCACCTGTGTGCCTGGGAGATACTTCTATATGTCCTGCATGTCAGTATGTAGAAGATCTCCGGAAGGAAGGGAACGATAAAGATGCGGATATGGCGAGAGCACAGAGGCGATTTATATTTGCAGCGTTCTCTAGAGACAATCCGTTTAACGATGCTGCAGAGATCTGCATAAAGTTGCTTGAGTGCCCCCCATCAGTGTTTCAGGGTATGGGGAAGGTAGCGCAAGAGTGGGATATGGACTTTACTGATCCCGAGGAAGGATTCGACTTAGAGATCGCCCGTAACTCGCAATCAGGTGGAGGCTTTACTAAGTATGAAGTACGTCCTATGACTAAGCTTGAGGGTACATCGAGGTCTGTAGTACAGACAGCCCTTACTGCAGAGGAAAAGCAGCTAATTGTAGAAGCCTTTCCAGATTTCGATGCGCAGATGTCCCCACCGGATCCAGTCGAACTTGCAAACGCACTGGGTATGACACTTGGAGAACCGCCAGTCCTAAGTCCAGCATCTGAGGCTCCAACTGCAGCTCCAGCTGCAATCTCGGGGACTGCAGCAGCGGAAGGTGCCGAGGATGATTGTCTACTATACGGTGAAGGTTGGGAGGACGACGATGCATGTAGGGGGTGTGCTGTCTCTGCGGACTGTAAAGATCTGACATCAGCTAAGCAGCGTAAGTCGATGAAGAAACCCCAGTAAATGCTTCTTGTACGGCACCCTATAAGGGTTATTCGCAAAGGGTATAGATGGCACGTTTTGCGCGTTGAAGGTTCGTACGAGAAGAAGGCTTCGTTGGTTTTACACTTTTATGGGACGGCAGGTGTTATAGCTCATTACGAGTTAGTTAGGCGTTTATGGGTTCCTGAAGTTACCATTAAGTACTTTGCCAAGGATGGTGCTGCGAAAGAGCGACGGACCTCGATGATACCTGGGTACCTGTTTGTGGAAGCTATCCTCAGCTATAAGTTATATGCAGCGTTAAAGAAACCGAAGTTTCCTCACGTTTTTGGGTGGCTTCAAAACTGGCAAAGTTGGCCCTCTGTAGTTCCACAAGCGGACATTCAACGACTTGCCGTTCTAGAGTCGCGTGTACCGGAACCACCAAAGCTCACTTTTGATATAGGAGACGAGGTTGTTATCCCCAGTTTAGGTATACGTGGTATAGTTTTGACAATATCGGAGGGTGCCGTTATGTTGAACATCGAGATCTTCCATAGGAGACTCCCCGTTAGGGTTAGCAACGAGTTCTTCGGGGAGGTTATCAAGGTAGGTGAAAAGGATGGGCAGGCCTGATGTTATTGCACGAGCGCCTGTTAGAATAGATTTTGCGGGATCATGGACAGATGTACCTAAATTTGCGAAGAGGAACCCAGGGCTCGTTGTTAACGCAGCAGTTACTCTGCACACCTATGTTACTGTTAGACTACTTCCCGAGAAGACAGCTAGATCGAGCCGATATGGATATCCTGTGCGAGAGAGAGTAGAGAAAGGGTCCATTTACATGTATAGTGCGGATCTCGATGTATGGGCCCATACACAATCTATAGGAGATATAGAGTATGACGGGACTATGGACCTTGCGAAAGCGGCCTGCAAGAGATTGTTTGAGGACTTCGGCGGAATCGAGATAGTTACCAGGTCGGAGGCTCCACCTGGTAGTGGTTTGGGGACTTCTGCATCTTTAGGTGTAGCGCTTATCGGTGCTCTTATGAAATACGCCGGAAAGTTTCCAACACAGAGGGAGGTAGCTGATACCGCTTTCAGATTGGAAACTGAGGAGTTAGGCTTGTTAAGTGGTACGCAGGATCAGTATGCAGCAGCTTTCGGTGGTATATCTGGTTGGGAATGCCACGGTGATGATGTGTTTCATAATCCTGTTTTTCCTCTCGACCAGTCGATGAGGTTTGAGCTCGAGAAGAGATTAGTTTTGTGTTATACTGGGCAATCGCGTCTCTCATCTGATATTCACAGACATGTTAATGAAGAATTTGATGCTGGTAAGAATCACTTACCACTTGAGAAGCTTGTAAATACAGCTTTGATAGCCCAGGGGGCGTTTTACGGTCATGATATAGATGCGTTGGCCAAGGCTATGAATCAGAGCTGGATATGGCAGAAGGAATTACATCCTAGTATCACAAACGAGGTAGTTGAGAATTTCTTTGGGGTGGCTCTTGAAAATGGTATGCAAGCTGGAAAGGCATGTGGCGCTGGCGGCGGTGGCTGTCTTCTGTTCCTTGCACAAAGGGGTCAAGAGTATATTCTCCGTCGTGCCCTAAAGGACCACGGTGGACAGCTTCTGAACTTCTGTTTTGACGATTATGGATTGTGTGTGTGGGAATGATGAAAGCGGAAATAGGTCTTTCTCTAGATTTTGATGAGTGGTTACACACGGTGAATGAACTTGAGTTCCTGATGAAGAAAGCTTATGGGGAAGACCTTAAGAAACAATTTCCAGAAATACGTATGCAGGTACCACATGTTTTAGTACTTATGAAGCAAATGATGCAGTTTAGTACCGAACCTGAGGAACCATCAGTTGTAAAGTTGGCACGGGAGGAAATGTAATTGGGAACACCAGCGGATGCATTGTTAGAAAAGAAAATAGAGTTACTACGCCGGGGTACTGACTATCGGCTAGTACTCGAGACAGTTGCTGCTATCTGTCAGAGTTCCTCGGAGCTGCCTGAGAATGTGTTGGCAAGTGTCGCAGATGCGGTCCTACGGCCCATAGCCAGAGACATCTCAAGCTTGGTACGCGGATCTAAAGTTATGTTGCATATTTACGTTTCAGGTGAGTGAGGTTTGGATGGGTAAGGATATTCGTGCAACTCTTGAAACTCCGTGCTGTACATTTTATAATACTGATGTGACTAGTACTGATTTGGAGCTTTTGTCACGTGCTGTCAACATAGCTAGGGCGAGATATGGTTGGCAGTTTCATGTAGTCGAGGATGCATTAGATGAAGAGCCAGTGTGGCGAGCTTATATATCAGGTAAAGTGTTTACTGAAGAGCAGCTTGCAGAAGTGAAGGCGCAACAGGGGCCTGTTATTGTATTTAAAGAAATATTCGATGGACTTGCTGAGTAGGGGGGCGTTTTATGTGTTATATTATGGGGATGTTCTCTCCCATACGGCCTGCTAGCTTTGGCGGGTTGTTGGATATAGCCAAAAAGCAACTTCTTTTGAGGGGTCGAGACGCCGTAGGAGTATATTACAATGCTTCCAGGGTAGATCGTTCCCAGCATATGCTTCTCTCTAAAGGGGACAAGGGGAAAACACAACTGGTACAGTTCCTTTGTAATTTACCGACAGGTGGTCGTTGTTTGATGCTACAGACGAGAGCTGCACCAGAGCCCGAGATGACAGGGCGCGCAGATGGTGTTTCTCTGAAGGACTTGCAACCTTTTAACAAACGACACTGGCTTGTATCCCATAACGGAACAATAGCAAACGATCGAGAGTTGCGTACTGGATTACCGGAGGTTGACTGGCAAAGTGAGTCTTCAGTCGACTCAATTGTTCTACCCTATCTTTTCGCAGACAGAGGCGTATATTTTGCTACCAAGAAGCTCTTGGAAGGTTCGTTTGCTATCGCAGCCTACTATAGGATAGGGAGTCAATTTTATCTCGCGAAAAACTTTCAACCGCTGTATTATGGGGTGTACGAAGACGTTCTCTATTATTCATCTTTACCTACTGAACTAACTCCTCTGGAGTTCCCACCGTATAAACTTTTGCGCTTAGATTCAGGAATGAAGGAGACGTGGGACGACATATATAGAGAGGTTCAGGATAAGAGTGTATTAGTTGCATGTTCATCTGGACTTGATTCTACTACTACTCTTAGATTATATCAAGTTCTCGGGTATAGGGTAGGGGCGTTGTTTTTCAACTACGGGCAGCAGGCACAGGCAGTTGAGAGACACTGTAGCCAGAAGATATGTGTAACTCTTGGCATACCGTGGTATGAAATAACTTTGCCGATGGAGCAGTTTAGTTCCCCTCTGTTAGAGGAGGAGAAGCCTGAGCTTGATCCATTAAAAGATGCAGAATCTACATTTTCTTATGTACCTCAGCGTAACTTGATTATGACTGCCTTTGCTCTCGCAATGGCGGAACAGATGGGATATGGCAGCGTTGCATTAGGTATGAACCTTAGTGACGGGGGGAGCTATCCTGATAATGGTGTGCCGTTTCTGAAGAAGTTAGGAGAAGTAACTCCGTATTCATCAAATTGGCAGACGCGCCTGGAAGTAGTGTCTCCCTTCGTTAATTTAATGAAGTCTGAAATGTTGGAAGTAGGAATAAAGATAGGTGTTCCTTTCGAGCTTGTATGCTCCTGTTACTACCCACAAATATCAGACGATGGTTACCCCGTTTACTGTGATAACTGTGGTTCTGATGTGCATTACAGCAATGCTTGGGGTAAGCTTGGTTATATACCCCCTAATGTTGGGTTTGGCAGCACTAACAAATCGTTAATAAAGTTCATTCCGTATACTTCCGATCCCGAGTTCCGTACAAAGTTACATGATCTGCCTTACTGGGAGGTTATTAAGGAGACTCTGTAATGTGCGATATATATCAGCCCAAGCTTACTAAGGAGCAAATCCTAGTAGTTTTTGAGCAATGTTACACCAATATGCTTCTGGATTATAGGCAGCATATGTTCCTCTCTGAAGAGCAGCAGAGAAAGGACGCAGATGGATTTCTACAACGTCAACAGGTTCGATTTGCTATATTAGCGGCTATTTCAGATACTTTCGAAAGGCAACTGCCTGACGAACTACAGCCCTTGTATAGAGAAGCGGAGGGTATAATGCTATTTGCTAGGGGGTTTGGAAATGTTAAAAGTGGAGGAGCAGATACAACAGCTACACGAGATCGCGGAGGCAGTGAGGGCGGGTAGGAAAGATAGAGGCTCCATTATGTTGTACGGTGAGGAGGGAGTCTTTGAACCTGTTGAAGTAATACCTACTGGTTCTTTTCTTCTTAACGAGGCCTTAGGTGTGCAGGGGTTTCCAAAAGGTAGAATAGTGGAGCTTTATGGTAACGAAGGCTCTGGGAAGAGTTCTATAGCCTTAAGTGCGATTGCAGAGGCTCAAAAGCAAGGTATCCTATGTTTGTTTATGGACGCCGAGAATGCACTCTTGGCTGAGTGGGCTGAAAATCTAAATGTTGATATGAGACTACTATTGGTTTCTCAGCAGTCCTGTACCCAGGACGTTTTCGATACCATAGATAAATGTATCGATCAAGGTGTTGGCTTGGTGGTGATAGATTCCATAGCTGGACTATGTCCTAGGGAAGAGCTAGAGGGGGCTTTTGGTGACCACCATGTAGGTTTACAAGCTAGATGGATGGGTCAGGCATTACGTAAACTTTCAGAGAAAATTCGGCAGACTAGGACAGCTGCTATTTTTATTAACCAGATACGAATGCGGGTTGGTGTTATGTTTGGTAATCCAGAGACGACCCCGGGGGGTAGGGCTTTAAAGTTCTACTCTTCCATTCGTATAGAAGTCAAACAGCGCGCGAAGATAAAGGATGGTTCTGATATTGTTGGTGTCAGAATGGGTATAAATATTCCCAAGAATAAAGTTGCGCTGCCGTTTAAAAAGTGTGAGATCGACTTCTATTTCGATAGGGGTTACGATGTCGAGGCTGAGTATTTTGATTATGTTCAGGCTAATACCGATACATTTACTAAGAAAGGAACTGCGCACTTTCTATGGCCGGAGGTTAGTGAGAAGTCAAAGACTAGAAAGGGGTGGCTAGACTTTCTTAGGGAAAATCCTAACGTTTTGAAGCAACTTATCGATAAGGCGAATGGTGCATGAGAGTTCCTACATATGGTGATATAAGAGGTTATGATCAGGCACATGGCACAAACTGGATTGGCAGCATAAGAAGCGTTTGTGAGAGACATGCTGTATCAGGTCAGGGCGTAGGAGTTTCCAACCAGTTTAGAACCGATTGGATATCCCATGGACTTAGATTTGCTGTTCTCCAAACTCTTCGTTATGTTGGTTATGGTTATAGGGATGCTATGATATTTAAGGATATTGGCGGTGTAGTCGGTAGGATGTTGGAAGCCATAGAGTCTGGAAGGTAAAGTATGATAGTAAAGAAAGCGTTTGCAAGGGTAGGCCTCATGGGTAACCCTTCTGATTGTTTTTATGGTAAGACTCTTTCTACATGTATAGGTAACTTCTGGGCGGAAGTCTTCCTCACAGACAGTTGGCGGTTATGTATTATTCCGCATCAGACGCACGATCCAACAGAGTTTAGCTGCCTTGAAGATTTAGTTAATATGTCGTCCCGTTATGGTTACTACGGAGGACTACGCCTCATAACTGCTACATGTACGCGGTTTAGTGGATACTGTAGGGAGAAGGGCATCGAACTTGATGAGAGGAACTATACTATAAGGTATGATACGAATATCCCACGTCAAGTCGGCCTCGGTGGTTCTAGTGCCATAATAGTTGCGCTACTTAAAGCGTTGATGGAATTTTACGGTTTAACGGATGCAGACATACCTCTAGAGATACAGCCGAACTTAGTATTGAGTGTAGAGGCAAAAGAATTAGAGATAACTGCAGGGCTCCAAGATAGAGTGGTGCAGACATACGGCGGCACGGTTTTTATGAACTTTGACAAACAGGTCATGGGAGATCTGGGACATGGTATATATGTACGAATGGATTCCAGTCTTCTTCCAAAGCTTTTCATAGCGTATATGGAGAGACCTGGGAAGACTTCAGGAAGGATGCACAATCCAATACGATATAGGTTTGATCAGGGGGACAGCGTAATAGTAGAGGCTATGTGCAACTTTATGACGTATGCATCCCAAGCTAAACAGGCATTAGAAGAAGAAGACCTTCAACGCTTTGCAGTACTAATGAATAAGAACTTTGATCTTCGAAGACAAATTTATGGTGACGGTCTTATCGGTGAACGGAACCTTCGAATGATTCAAATTGCCCGTGCTATTGGTGTACCTGCTAAGTTTCCAGGTTCGGGTGGAGCTGTTGTTGGTGTATATTCTTCACCTGAGCAATGTAACGAGCTGTTTAAGGTATATAAGGCTGAGGGATATAAGTTTACAAATGTGTCGGTGGGTTCGGGGTAGCCTTTATTTTTAATGGGAAAATATATACCTTTTCTCATAAAATAATAGGAAGTAAGTTGAACCAGTAGAATTTGGGGGTGACTGATGTACGAAGTTGCAGTTGAAGTAAGGTTTGATGCTGCTCATAGGTTACTACGTTATAAAGGTAAGTGCCGTAACATACATGGCCACTCCTATGTTGCCGTGGCCCGTATACGTAGTACGGAGCTAGAGAGGCGGAGTCCTGGTTTTGTAATGGACTTCGGTGTCCTTAAAAGAATCTTTGGAGATTGGATTGATGAGCACTGGGATCATACACTTATTCTGAACGAATCGGATCCGCTGCTGGATCTCGTACAGGAACAGGAGTGTAAGGTTTTCGGTATGAAGGGGGATCCTACAGCAGAGCGTATGGCAAAGCATCTGTATAAGCTTGTATGCAGTTTTCTAGATCACAGGACCAAGATAGATGTGGTATCTGTTACCATCTGGGAAACGGAAACTTCGTCAGCCACTTATCGATCGGATAAAGGAGATTAGACTTGGCTAAGGGTGACTGTAGATGGGCGATAACTACTCCTGAGGGAAGGCTAGATTGTCTATTAAGTGCTTTAACTGTCTGCACGTATGAGGCAGATTCGGAAAAGTGTCCATATGAAGATTACAAGCCATATGATCCCAACGTCATGATGTGTATCAGTGAGATCTATCCTGCGATATCAGGTGAGGGATCGTCTACAGGGCAGGTGTGTACTATTGTGCGCACAACCAGTTGCAATCTCAGGTGTAGTTTCTGTGATACGACTTATGCGTATGAGGGAGGTGAGGAAGTTTCCGTTAAAAACGTTCTAGGGGCAGTTCTTAAGTATGGTATTGGTACTGTTCTATTTACAGGTGGAGAGCCGCTTCTTAACGAGGAAAGTGCAAGCAGCTTCTTACGTGCAATGTTAGAAAATGAGATTATTACTTATGTTGAGACTAATGGGTCCATTGATATCCGACCGTTTAAGTTGCTAGCTCATATAGTAATGGATGTCAAAACACCCTCGTCCGGTATGCATGAGAAGATGAATTGGGATAATATGGCTTACCTCGGACCGACGGATGAGGTTAAATTTGTTGTGGCTAACGAGGACGATTATCTTTATGCTCGGGAGATTATAACTAAATATAACTTACTACTTACTTCGAATGTTTTCATTTCGCCTGTATGGTTGGAGGATCGGAAATTCTCTCAGGATTTATCTAACTGGATGATTCGGGATAGATCTGCAGCACGTCTTATGCTGCAACAACACAAATGTATATGGGGTCCAAAACGGAGAGGTGTATAGTGTTAGATTATAAGTTGATAGACGTAAAATTAGTAGAACAAGTGGTAGAGGCGATTAGGGCTGGTAGTGTTTCTATCATCGGAGGTCGGTTTGTAGTTGCCCCTGAGGCAGACCTTACCACTTTACCGGAGACTATTCGTTTACATATTGTCGGCGGAGAGGTATCGATGGATGCACCTGAGATCGACGAGATTAAGAGAGTGCTGGAGGGAGTGCAATGAGTAATTTTATACGCAGTAGGTGTGCACTAGTAATTAGCGTAGCCGGTTCTACTATCAGCCTTTTGGCCGTTCTTGTGGTCATAGTAATCTGCAGTGAAGGTTCGGAGCCTGAGAACAGTCTTATTTTGACTGAGGATCAAGCGCGGAAGGCAGGTTACTATGTACCTCCAATTCCTCAAAAGGGTGATCCATACTGTACTATTGTTATAGAGCTGGAAAGTGGCGATATTATTTTGGAGAAGGGGTTCTATGATGTTGAAGGGACGACTGAAGTAATACGCCTAACTCATACCGGCTTTATAGTTGTGGGCGAACATAAAATTCATATCGATACTTTTGCAACAGTTGTCGAGCGGTTAGCCATTGCGCATGGGAAGGCAGTGACAAAGTGAAGATTCCGATTTCGAAGATAGGTAAGTTACAGCGGGAGGATATTGAAGCCGACCGGGGTAAGGGAATCGTTTGTTATGATGATTATGCTCGCGTCTGTACTGTGTACACAGATACTCGTCGGGACATTGGTGATAAGTCGCCCTACCGTATGGCTAAGATGTTTGGTGGAACTTGGGCGGCTTATAATAACCATTTCGTTGTCCAGGTAGCTGGTTGTCCTCTTGATTGTCCATATTGCTATGTGGACAATCTAGAACCTGACATAGATGTTTCTGCGGTGACACTAGTTGCACTATTTAAAGCCTTCAGGGATCAGGCAGCTGTAGACTTTAAAGTGCCCCTAAATGTTTTTCATCTTATGGGTGGAGCTCCTGCAGTTTATTGCAAGTTCTGGCCCGAGTTGCGAGAAGAATTGGATCATCAGGGGTGTGAAGATGTTGTTTTGTTCTCTAATACTATTCTTGTCGAACGTCATGCGCATCAGGTATGTCCCTGGGAGTACATGAAGCTTCCACGGCTTATTGTGGAGGGATGTTTAAAAGGGACGAATCCGAACAATTTTTGGCGAAATACCGGAAAGGATTGGTTTTACTACGCGGTTGCTGAGCTTGCTCTTTATGTCTTGTATGGTAACTTCTATCTTACGTTGATCAATCACGACGTGAAGGATCTACCTTGGGTGTACTCTAGCATGGAAAAGGATCGTGTTGATCTTCTAACTGTTGTGGAGTACAAAGCAACTAAAGCGAAAAGGGCACAGTATGCTAAGAGACGAGCTTGAACATCTACCTCCCGGGATACGGAAAGTTGTTGAGGATATTGCTGAGTGCCTGGGAGATAACGAGATCCTGGAGGTAAAGCTGGCTGACGGCGACCTTGAGTTGCTGGTTCGCCTAGCTTGTTCCTCAGAGGAAGCTGCTGAATCAGTATATCACCTACCGGTGCTCCCTACTAGGGACGAAATATTTCAGATAGTCGAGGATCTGTTTATATCAAGTAGGGAAGAACATTTCGAGGACGGAATGGAGAGCCGGTTTTCCAGAAAGCTGTTGATTATGATTAGTACCTATGACGATGCAGTTATAGATGCAATCGCTAATATTATAGAGACAGCTAATACAGAAGTTTTATCTGAAGCACTTCGTTGGGTAGGATATATAGAACACGCTCGGACTAGGAGGGCACGTTCTATGTTGCTCGAGAAATGTCTTCGTCATCCTGTAGCTCAGGTCCGGGATGGTGCGCTACTTGGTATCGCTTCCATGGAGAATCTTCAGTTTGTTCCCGCTTTGCAGCGTGCCATTCGCCGGGAATCTTGTGAAGAGTTAAAGAAGTGCATGCAGCAGGTGTTATTTGAGATGGTTCACACTTAAAGCGGAGAGGGGTATCTGATGAAGGTTTTTCACCATAACGATATGGATGGTCGTTGTGCTGGGTTTATTGTCAGACATTACATGCAAACGTTTTACCCGATGACGTCAATTGAGTACATCGAGATAGATTATGATAGAAAGTTTCCGTTTGATCGGGTTGATAAAGCAGAACCCGTGTTCATTCTGGACTTTTCTCTAGAAGTCAAGGATATGGAGAAGCTACTTCAGATTACGGAGGATGTTTACTGGATCGATCATCATGGATCGTCGATTCGCAAGTTCGAGGAACACTGGGCAGGCAACGAGATTAAGGGTCTCCGAGATGAAAGCAAAGCTGGATGCGTTCTTACCTACATATACTGCTCTGAGTTTTTCGAAGGTAAGAAGAAGCGTTATGTTCCCATATTTATACAGCTTATTGGGGATAGGGACATATGGGCTTGGAAATATGGTAAGCGTAGTAGACTCTTTCACAGAGGACTTCTCGCGGAAGATACGTCTCCCGGGTCTCCTGTGTGGTATGAGGTTTGGGATTCAACAAAGAAGTTCGAGAAGAATGGTGTACCCATAGAGAGGGCGTTTGCCGAGCAAGCCAAGGAGGTTTTCCGCAGGGGTGGCTTCTGGACAGAGTTTCTCGGGCACAAGTGTTTTGTGGTGAACTCTACCCTGCAGAGTAGCGAGTATTTCGAACAGTTTATCCCGGATGCTGATATGTGGATCTCCTTCCGATATACGGGCGATTGTTGGAGCATCAGTCTCTATTCTACTAAGTTCGACGTTTCTAAGATAGCCGAGAAGTTTGTGTGGAACGGTCGCCAGGGTGGCGGTCAAAAGGGCGCAGCTGGGTTTACATGTTATTATCCGCCGTTTCTATCATCTGCTAGGGATGTTTCTAAGGCTAGACTTCAGAGGGAAGTAGACGCGTTATGATTAAGCTAATCCGAATCAAAAACTTCCAGAGTCATACAGATACGGAGATATCTTTCGTCCCTGGTGTTAATGTTATTATAGGGAGGAATATGACGGGAAAGAGTGCTGTCCTTCGTGCTCTTCGCCTTATCTTCTACAATGAGCCAAAAGGGGCAGGTTTCGTTACGTGGGATGCTAAAAACGCAATCATTGAGGTTGAATACGACGGTTATCTGATAAGACGTATAAAAGGGACGCAGAATGTTTATGAGGTCGATGGGAGCGTCTTTTCTGGTTTTGGAAAGTCTATACCCAATGAGGTTATTGATGTGTTGGGCTTTTCAGCGTTACAGGTCGATAGGAATATTTATGAGTTGAACTTCGATCACCCGCATGATGCGCCCTTTTTTGTCTCTGAAACGGATGCAACTAAGGGTAAGATCTTTTCTAGACTAGGTGAGCGAGTGCTTGCAGATCTTCTACTTCTGGATAAATCGATACATGTTACTAATGCCTACCTTCGTAAACTTAGTTCTGAAGGGCAAGTTTTGGAATCTCAGATTGAAATCACTAAGCAAGCGCTGTCTGAGTTCGAGCCTCTGGTTGGGGTGGAAGAGGCGCTTGTGTCCTGTGGGGAGAAGCTTTCCAGAGCGGAAGTAATGGAAGACGAGCTAGCTGAGTTGGTAGGTCTTGATGCGGAGCTTCAAGAGTGCGAATGTGCTATAGGTCGTCTTACCAAGGCAACTGAGGTTGATATTTCGCAGATCGAGCAACTATTAAATAGGGCTAGGCGTCTTGATACCGAGCTCTCGGAACTTGTACAGCTTCGGCAAGCTACTGTGGAGGTCGTTGGTTCTATCTCCCAGTTGGAGAGTGTAACCGCTTTACTTCGTACTACACCTGAGACGCAGTTGGAAAAGGCGCAGCAGATGCTAGTGGAGTTACAAAGTTTGCTAGAGGTTCATACATCCCTGAGTGGTGTCACTGAGCGTATCACTACTATTTCTGAGCATCGGCAGGAACTACAAAACGTATTAGATGCGGTAGTTGCAGACTATAGGAAGTTATTGTTAGCAGCGCAAAAATGCCCGTTATGTCTTAGACCTGTTGACGAGCACAGTTTAGCTGTGATTTTAGAGGAGTTATTGGGTGATGACAGCGGAAAAGTTGAAGCGGAAGTTGGAGGCAGTAAAAGCTGAATGGGAAGCACAGTTAGGTGAGATAACTGATATCTGGATACCTGTAGAGTATATGGAAATATTAGATCCTAGGCCTCCTCTTGTTAGGATACAAGATCCTTATATGTTGGGAAATACATTCGTGACCGTGTTTAGTCCACTAAAGAATAATCAGTTACGGATAGCATTTTTAACTGAGTGTGATCTAGGAGCTGAGGATATAGATGAATCTACTAGCGTTAGCGGATCTACATCTGGGAGCGAGCAGGCCAGCGGGGCGAGTGGGTAATTATATTGCCGATGTAGATAAAAAGTTAGAAGAGATAGCACATATTGCTAGTGATTATAATGTCGCTGCCGTTTTATGTGCTGGTGATGTTTTTCATAAACCTGCGCCTGCCTATTCGGTTCTTATTAGATTTCAAACTTTTCTGGAACGGTTAAACAGGAGGTTTATTACCATACCTGGCTCACACGACCTATTTGGTAATAACCTCGATGCATTGTACCGTACAGCAATTGGGTTTTTCGATCGCATATGTCCTCGGTTTGAGTTGCTTTGCGAAGTCACGCATAAGGCAACCCGAGTGGGTACTGTAGCTGTTGGTATAGCTGGTTCAAAAGTTCTTGATATTGAAATGGTACATGGTTCGGTTCTTCCTGTTGAGGATTTTGGTGATTACGTTTTATTGCGGAATTATAAGACCTCCGCGAAAGTTGTTTTGGTTGGGCACTATCATGATGGTTATGAACTTACTACCGCTAATGAGTCTGCATTTATATGTCCCGGCTCTGTAGTTCGGACATCAGCTAAGGCTAGTGAGTTTATGCGGCGACCCAGAGTTGCTATTATTTCTGATAGATTTGAAGTAACGTGGCGAGAGTTAGTTTCTGCAAAACCTGGAGAAGAGGTGCTCGCACCTTCCGTGATTTCTCAGCAAGTTGATTTTGCCGAGATTGCTCACGGGTGGGCTATCGATTCTATAGCAGATGTCGATATCCGAGCGTTGCTACGACAAGTCGCTAAGGATACTGAGGTTCCCGATGAAAAGTTGCGATTTGCGTTAGAGTTTTTAGAGAGACAGAAAGGGTAGAAAATGGAATTAGACCGACAATTATCTGAGTTAGCTAAACACGCTGCACGGTTGAAGAGTCAGTTAGCTCGGGAAGAGGGTCAGTTACAGACTCTCAGAGAGCAACGTGATAAAATTATCGCGGTATGTAAAGAGCGTGGTGTAGATCCAGAGTCGGTGGGGGAAGTTATCCAGCAAAAACGGCAGGAGTTTACGACCCTGTTAGATGTCATCGATAGTAGTTTAACAAGGATTGAAGAGAAACGAGGCGAAATTTTTGGTGCTATCGGAGTTGAGACAAAGACTTAGTCGTGCGGAGAAAGAGATAGACTGGTTGCTAGGCAGGAAGTTTGAACTGGAAAATACTCTTGCGGCACATGTACAACGAGTCCAGGAAGCTAGTGTAGAGGCTGAATTTTTAACTACAGCTAGAGAACTCTATCAGAAGACATCTACGTTATTGCGAGTAAAGCTCTCCGAGAGATTTGCAGATCTCGCCACCCGTGCATTGCAATATATATTTCAAACAAGTGATTTGGAGTTTGTAGTAGAGTTGGATGTCAAGGCAAATTTACCAGTGGCCTCCTTTTTTGTAATAGTAGATGGGCACAAAGTTGATCCGAAAGAAGCATTAGGCGGTTCTATTTATGAAGTAATAGGTATCTGTTTGAGGTTGGTGTGCTTGGAGGTTTTTGAGCTTAAAGGACCTTTGATTCTTGATGAACCTCTAAGATCTGTGGATGAGACTAATCTCCGAAGCGCTCTAGAGTTTATACTGCAGTATTGTAAGGAGACCGGCAGGCAGCTCATTATGGTCACACATAATGAACAAATTGCAAGGTCCGCGGATAGACTCTTTGAGGTCACTCAGGAGGGTGGCATAAGTTCTGTTGAAGAAACACGACTGTGAAGTTAGTAAGCTTACAGGGGGAAAAGGAATGAGTGGTGGAGAAGTAATAATACCTGAGGGTGAGGAACGTAGAGGTTGGTTTAAGTTGATGATTCCGGCTATAGTTGAGGTATTTGGGGAGATAGTTATCGGTCAAAAGATGGATCTACTGCCATTTATATATGCTAAACTAGATCCCGATCAGGTAGCCTTTAACATCGACTTATCTCAACCTATGTATGCTTTAGATAAAGTTGCCCTAGTGCAAATAGATAGGGCGCGAAAGCCTGATCCAAGTAAGCCACTACCAGTTAATTTGGTGGGGTTAGCTGTAATATCCTCTGAGCAGGAGGGTAGATGTTATATACCAACCGGATTGGTTTCATGTATAATCCCAGTTAAGTCTGATCATCCACTTGTAGGAACGTTGATAATGGCAACTACTGAGAGCCAACTAGTTATGCCTACGCTCCAGGAATCAGCTAAGATTCTGGATATGTCGGGACAGCCTGTGGATAATGATAAACCAGACTAGGAGGATGATGTGACTAGGTCAGAGGCAAGACAACAGATATTAGCTCTCTTTGATCGTAAAGATACCTGGGACTACTGGGAGATGTTCTCGGAGACTGATCTGGACTTCGAACTGATATTGGGAATTTGTAACGAGTTGGAAGCGGAGTGCATACTCGCTGCTGTCGACGACGACTGGGATATAGGAGAAGATAATGGTTATACTGGTTGTGGGAGTGTACAACATGGGAGCTTGAAAAGGCAATGGGGTTAGACGCAAGAAAAACAAAAGCGGAGGCAAATGTGAGCTGTCGCCTTGATCTTGCTGTTACACTAGACAACGCTGAAAGTGTCCCTCATCTTGTTGCTTGGGAACATGAGACCCAGTGTTGTGGGTCGAGGGGTATTTATCCAATTTGGGCCCGTGAGCCGAGTACATGTAAGGGGCCTCAGACCTGTATCCTCCTCCAGAACAGCGAACTTTTCTATCCTCCCGATAGAAGGGTATGGCTGCCACTTGTTGACAATGAGCGTTGGGAAGAGCTTAAATCTCAATTTATGTCCCCTGATGAATGTGGATGTACGGTGCCCGATGCGGTACGCGAGCATATAGAGGAGTTACAGCGAAAGTGGGGTATAGGCACAAATGGATAAGAAAGTTGTAATTGGTGCTGATTATGCTGGTTGGGAACTAAAACGAGAGATTTACAGTTTTCTAGTAGGTCTGTATCAACTAGGGTTTAGCCGAGTTAGAGATATCAGTGAAGAGAAACCTAAAGCTGACGTTGATTATCCGAGAGTAGCCGAGGAAGTCGCACATATGGTAGCTGATGTACGTAATGAATCTATTGGTATTTTGATAGGTGAAACCGGCATAGGTATGTCAATGGCAGCTAATAAGGTGAAAGGTATTCGAGCTGCTGCTTGTTACACTAAGAGTATGGCTGTGGTTACCCGGTCTCGGGAGGACTCGAACATTCTTTGCCTGGGTGGTGGAATTACAGCACCTCGCTTAGCGATAGAGATTGTACAGGCCTGGTTGGAGACATTATTTGTACAGGAAGAGAGGTATCATAGGAGAATTACTCAGATTGGAGAGATAGAAGCTAAGCAAGGCTTTTTGGAAGGTTATGTACGAGCGTCTAGGGCTGTGTTATAATGAAAAGGAGAGCTGGCAAAAAAAAGTTGGGAGAGAAAAAGGCTTCTCCCATATAATAAGATAAGATTAGAAGATGTTTCATTTGCAGATCGTGAAGGGAGAGATTAGATGGGCCGGAGAGTGAGGGTTATCAACCAGGAAATTGACGTTCCCTCACTCGACCCTCGCCCATTAAGTCCTCCCCGACAATTATCGGGTGGGCCGGAGATAGTGGGTTATCTACCATTTGACTTCCCATTATCGCCTTCTTTGCCTGCTCGTTTCGAATATGGCGGTGGACCGGAGTTGATGGGTTATCACATAAGTTCGAATCTTATTCCGGGCTCAGGCCCGGATAGCCTAGTGGTTAGGCAGCTCCCCAAAGGGGAGTCAACTCCATTAGCATTCTTTGTCCACCCCAAATATAGGGATAGTACCTGCAGCGGGGTCGCTATCTCTAATGGGCCGGAGTGCGAGGGTTATCATTACATTGGTCGACAGACCAAAACGTGTGCACCTCGCACACCACCTGCCCGTCTGTTAGTTGACAACAAGTATGAATGGACCGACGTACGAGGGTTATCCAATGTTAATGGCGAGGTCGTCGGGTTCGATTCCCGACCCCAGGCTCCGAATGCCTGGGTAGCTCAGCGGCCAGAGCGCGTAAAAAACTCCTTGTACACTTTTGTCCATTCATTTAATCGTGATAAGCATGAATGGACCGGACGCGTGAAGGTTATCTCACTTCCAATGAGGCGATGGAAGGTTCAAGTCCTTCCCTACCGAAAGGTAGTAGCTCAACTGGTTAGAGCGTCAAACATCTTCGTGCAACCTTTTGTCCATTCATTTAATCATGAATGGGCCGATGTCTTGTGGGTTATCTTCTTAGGGAGGCGAGGTTGCGGGTTCGAATCCCGTCGGGCGTCATTATGGCGTCCGAAGCTGAATGGCTCAGCGCGAACACATCCACTGACACCTTTTGCCCATTCATATCTTCTTGAACGGACCGTAGGATGTGGGTTATCGGATAGAGCATCAGCTTATCAAGCTGAGTGTTGCTGGTTCGTGTCCAGCCTACCTCGATGTTCTTGGGGTGGTAGCTCAATAAAAAGGTCCACTCCGCACCTTGTCCGTTCATTCATCTTATTCGGGCCGTTAGATGAGGATTACCATACGATGAAACCACGGTCGGCGGACCTAGATAAACGTACTCGGTCATGTGGACCGAGTATAAACGATAAATACATCGGTCGCGTGGACCGTCAAAAAAGCACCGGTCGACGGACTGTAATAATCGTAGAGCTTAATGTACATTGTGTGCATGCTCGACCTCATCTGCCATTTGCCCGGAGTGGGTTGATAGGCGGGAGATATTGTCTTATACATATCTTTTATTTACTATCAACCCACACTTGTTGTCCTGTGGCGCAACTGGTAGCGCACCTGACTGTTAATCAGGGGGTTGTCGGTTCGAAGCCGACCAGGACAGCCAAATTGAAAGAGAGCATCGTTGGGCCGCTGCTGTATGGGTTATCCAGGGTAGCTCAGTTGATAGAGCACCGCCCGAGGGCGATACGCGTTGGTTTGAATCCAACCCCCGGAACCATTTCACCCATTGGCAATTTTAGCCCAACGATTTTATCTTGCTGGACCGTAGTAGGTGGGTTACCATTCAATTCCGGATGTCACTGGTTCGATTCCAGTTGTGCCTCTGAACGGTTCGGCCGCACGGCGCATAGCTCAGTGGTGGAGCGTCGGAAAGCGTCCCATTTGCGACACCTTGTCCAGCATTTAATTGCGGCGTGAGGTAAAGGTATGGCTAGTCTTGAAGTTGTTGAGTTGACACCGGCTGTACGAACGGAACTGATGGTATTGGTCGCGAAGAAGTTGCAGCAAGCTGCCGCGGGTGCTGATCTGTCTGTGACAAAAAACGCTTATGCAGTTGCTGTTCCTCTTGTCGATTCAGTATCCCGATACTTGGGAGATTGTAAACTCCAGGAAAGTCCTTCAGAACCTATGAAGCGTCTTTTAGTTCCAGCAGGTGAGTGATTATGTTAATTGGGCCGGAGGCAGTGGGTTACCGAACCGCAAATTTGGCTCCTCCCACTGTCAACCACTTGCCCATATATGACTCGGGCGGATTCCGACAATTCATCTCCCATAGCCGCACAACTCGTCGGAATCCGCCTCCGGACGGTGGACCGCAACATCCATCTCCCATAGCCGCACTAAAAGTTGGGGTTCACCGTCCAATATATTGTCGGGGAGTGACGCAATGGCTTAGCGGGCCAGCCCTGGGAGCTGGAGATTGCAGGTTCGAGTCCTGTCTCCCCGACCAACTTTAAAGAAGGTAGCATAGTGAATAAGCAGTGTATAAAATGTAACGAGGTGAAGCCGGAGGAGGAATTTAGTTTTCGATCCCCGGCTAAACGGAACAGAAAGAATACGTGTAAGGCGTGTGTTGCTGCTTACCATAGGGAATATTTCCAGAACAATAAGCCCCATTATATGAGGGTAGTTCGCGTGAATATGCGAAGGCGAATCGCTGCGAATAAAGCTTTTTTGATTCACTATTTGAATACCCATCCGTGTGTCGATTGTGGTGAATCGGATCCATTGGTTCTGGAATTTGATCATGTGCGTGGGGAGAAACGTTATCAAGTTGGAGAAATGGTAACGCACGGATATGCCCTAGCTACCATTAAAGCTGAGATAGCTAAATGTGAAGTGTGTTGCGCTAACTGCCATAGGAAGCGCACGGTTAAGAAGCGGGGCTACTGGAAGTGGGAAGACGCCTTTGCTTCTGACTATGATATTTAAATGCGGCAGCGTGAAGTGTGCACCTATTATTGGGCCGGAGGATGAAGGTTATCAACCCGAAAATTGACACTCCTTTATCTACTATTTGCCCAATATCTTAAATAACGGAACTGTTTCGAAAGGGGTGAGACATAGTGGCACGATGTGATACTTGTCCCCAAGCTCGTTGGGAACCGGGGAACGATACGAGGGTGTGGTGTAAAAAGAAAAAGCGATATATAAAGCTCAATGGGATGAGGCATTTGTTCGCTGCTACTAGAGATATCCAACGCGAAGCCGTTCCGTCACTTCTGACAACTAGAATACCTCTCTATGAGGTAGTTAGAATAAAGGGCCGGCGTTCGTGAGTTATCGTTCATAACGAGGAGACGTCAGTACCCAATCTGACCTGCCCTTCGGGGCGGTGGAGTAGTTAACTCGCCTTTGGCGCAAGCCAACTCTCACGAGCAGCATTTGCCCTTTATTCTTGTTAACCCGGGGGCGCTATTGCCAGCCACGGTGAACCGGGACCGCTGTGGGAGACCACTGGCTGGTTTTGTAATGTTGGGCCGGAGGAAGTGGATTATCGACCACCAGGGAGCAATCCCGGTCTATCCCACTCCGATAACTTGCCCAACTTAATACAGGGGGTGTGTAGTTATGAGGAAGCATTTACTTACGCAAGGGGTTAGAATTAAGACGCCTCAAACAGAGCGCATTCCAGGCCGTGAAGATATGGAGATGAACAATGCCGGAGGGTTTGCCTGGAAGGTGGACGACTGGATGCTATTGAATCGTTTTCTAGTCCTTGGTACAGAAGGGGGCACTTATTACGTAAGTGAAAGAAAACTGACCAAGGATGCGTGCGATTCTACCCGCCGTTGTATTAAAGAAGACGGTAAGAGGGTAGTTGACACGATAGTTGAGATAAGTGATTCCGGCAGGGCACCTAAGAATGATTACGCCCTCTTTGTCTTAGCTATGTGTCTCGGAGCAGGAGGCAAGCATCCAACTCTACAGGATATAGAAACGAGGAGAGCTGCTTTTCAAGCTATACCAAAGATAGCTCGTATTGGAACTCATCTATTCCACCTCGTTGCCTATACCGAAGCATTCCGGGGTTGGGGTAGAGGTTATAAAGATGCTATCGCGAGTTGGTACAATGGTAGAAATGCAGATGGCCTTGCGTACCAGTTAGCTAAGTACCAGTCGAGAGATGGCTGGTCTCACTTTGACGTGTTGAGACTTGCACACCCAAACCCAAATAAGGCAGTTTCTGTACCAGATACCTTAAGTGCAGATGCAGTGGAGAAGGGGAAATATTATATCAGCCCTCACGGTGCTCTGTACGCTTGGGTAGTTGATAAGGCAAAAGCAGAACACTGGGAGGTTATGCCAAAGTTCATCGGAGCTTTCGAGGAAGCCAAGGCAGCTACCTCCGTTGCCGATATAGTTAAGCTCATCAGGGAGCATAACTTGCCTCGTGAGTGCATTCCAACCCAGTTTCTTAGCGATAAGAAGGTTTGGGCAGCAATGCTTACGGCGGGTCGTGGCATGCCGATGACTGCCATGATACGGAACCTTGGCAATATGTCCAAGGTTGGCCTTCTAGTTGACGGTAACTTTAAGGTTATCCAAAGGGTATGCGATCAGCTAACTGACGAGGAAATCTTAGCGAAAGCTAGAGTACACCCACTTGGTGTACTAGCCGCTATGGTGACTTACGGTCAGGGCCGTGGAGCACGAGGTCGTGGCGAGTGGAATGTTGTTGGTGATGTAGTTGACGCGCTAGATAGCGCCTTCTACAAGGCTTTTAAGAATGTTGAACCAACTAACAAGAGAATCGTCATTGGTCTCGATGTTAGCGGCTCCATGAACGGAGGTAATATCGTTGGCATTCCTGCTATGACGCCAAGGATGGGTGCATGTGCAATGTCGATGGTTACTTACAAGGTTGAGCCTTTGGTATCTGTTATGGCGTTTTGTCATCGCTTCGTGGAAGTCAATATGTCCAAGCGTCAAAGATTAGACGACCTTGTAAGGTATACCGATGGGCTTAACTTCGGTGGAACTAACTGCGCTCTCCCAATCTTGTGGGCTGAGCAAATGCATAAGAAAAACTCGGATGTGGTGTATGATGCATTTCTCGTCTATACAGATAGTGAGACGTGGTATGGTGACGAGCATCCATCTCAGGCTTTGGATCGCTACCGTAATACAATCAATCCAGAGGCTAAGTTGGTTGTTGTAGGTATGACTGCTAATGATATCTCTATAGCAGATCCTACTGACGTGGGAATGCTTGATGTCGTAGGGTTTGATACTGCGACGCCAAATGTGATTAGTGAGTTCCTGCTTGGACGAGTCTAGCAACTGGAATATAGCGGACTAAGTAGTCCGCTATATCTCCTCCTATTGTGTTGTTGAGGATGAGGAAGTTTCTGTTCGGGACGCCCTGTATTCATTTCAGGTGTGAATACGAGCGGATTGACCTTCCTAAATCTTCGAGCTGGACCTGGCGTCCGATATTTGGTACGGCGTGGTGTATGGCAAAGACTAAATGGGTGTGGGAACCCTATTATATGGGTGCGCTTGATTGTTGCCAGTGTTGTAAATATACCCGGCGGTATTGAAAAGGGGTGACATCAATGGGTTTCTGGGAATTTGTGTCAGCTTGGTACAACGTCATGTTTCTTGCTCCGCTGCTTTTGGTGTTTCTCTTCGCCTTCTTACAAGTGGTCGGAGTTAGTTTGGAGTTTGGTGGGAGTACAGAAGTTGATGTGGACTCTGATATAGATATCGATGTGGACTCTGATATAGATATCGATACCGACCTGGATGTAGATTCGGAGGTGGAGTTTGATAATGATGTAGGTGCAGACGGCCCTGGTGTCTTTGTGAGTATGCTAGGTTTTCTTAACGTCGGGAAGGTTCCACTTATGGTTCTTATAATGACCTGGCTTACTTCGTATGGTGCTGTTGGGTTGATCTGTAATCGGGTTATAGGCAACAGAATTCTACGGCTTATTCCCCCCTTAGCTGCGGTTTCCGCGGGGATTGCTTTTGTCGCTAGTATATTCTGTACAAAATACTTTGCCATGGGGATAGCCAAGATTTTCCCCGAGAGTGAGCCTGCTATATCTCGTCGAGACTTAGTAGGTATGACGGCTCGTGTTGTCAGTGGACGTGTGACCTCTGCTTTCGGGAGGGTAGCGGTGCATACGGGTGATAACACTACGTTGAAAGTGGCATGCCGCGTGGAGGAAGGTGATGAGGAACCCGTTAACGGCGACGAGGTGCTTTTAGAGGACTATGACCCGGCCACTCAAATATTTGTGGTAGCCAAGTTTGAGGGGCTATAGTTTAGTGGTAAATCGGAGAGGAGGATAAGATGGCTTCCATATTCAATACCACAACTTACATCCTGGTTGGAGTGGTCTTTGCGCTTTTTATAATCCTTCTAATAGCGTATAAGGCATTCTACAGGAAGGTTGCAGCGGATAACGCACTAGTGGTTTCCGGTGGTAAGAAGAAGCGAGCATACTTTGGAGGTAAGCTAATCAATCCCATTACCTGTAAGACGTCGATGATTTCATTAAATACTATGAACTTACAGGTTGAACGGCAGGGGCAGGATGCGCTTATTACCAAAGATAGTCTTCGAGTTGATATTGTGGCTGAGTTCTTCATAAGAGTTCAACCCAATGAAGAGGACGTGCTCGCAGCAGCTGCTAGTTTAGGAGACAGAATCCTGTCCCCCGGCAGCGTTAGTGAACTTCTAGAGGGTAAGTTAGTTGGTGCCCTAAGAAGTGTTGCAGCTACTATGGAGTTGCAGGAACTGCATGAGAAGCGGATGGAGTTTGCCGATCAGGTGCAGGAGGCCTCAACTGAGGATCTGAAGGAAAACGGATTTACTCTAGAGACCGTTTCCATTACCAACCTTGATCAAACAGAACTGTCTCTACTGAACCCGGACAACAGGTTTGATGCGACGGCCATTCAGACCATTAAGGGAGAGGTCGAGGCGAAGCAGACCCGTACGAAGGAGATCGAGGAAGAGAACAGAGTACTACGTGAAGATGCTACATTGCGGGCGGAGCTCGGTATTCAAGAGAAAACGACCCAGCAAAAGAAAGCATCTTACGAGCT